TCGGCGCGCTCGAACACCGTGCCCGCCAGAACCGGCGTCAGGGCATCGCCGGTCAGCAGCACCGGGCCACGCGCCGCCGTCGGCATCTTGATGTAGACGCGAAAAAGATTGGCCCAGCGTTGCAACCAGACGCCGGTCGCCGAGTCCGGCATTGCCTGCCGGAGAATCGCTACAGCCTGCGCATAGAGCTCCCAGAGCATTCCACCGACGACCGTGGCCGCGATCCACAGGTTGTTCGGGAAAATCCATGCATCGGAGTTCGGTAACTTCGCGCGAAAGCCCTGCCGCACGCGCTCGATGAGCGTTTCTTGAGTGGGTTGGTCCATTGAGACTCAGATCAGAATGACGTCAGGTCGAAACCCAGTAGCGCCGGAACTCCCGGCTGTAGATGATTCGTCCGTCGCGCCCATAGAGCAGCGGCTGGATGAACATCGCGCCTTGCGTCTTGTTCGCTGTCACCGTGCAGTCCTGCCGCGCGGCAGCGCCCTGATCGACGAGCGGCTGTAGTGCGTCGCGCGCGTATGTGCCGGCGAATTCAATAACCTTGTCGGTCAGCGGCTGCCGGTAGAGGGTCCACAGCAGACTCCCCACGGGGAACGGGCTGTACACATCGCCCCACCAGCCGCGGCGGTCCTCCGGGTTGTCCAGAAACGGGCAGTCGCGCGGTGCGCGCCCCTCCGTGAAAAGCTGGATGATGACGGCGCTATGCAACTGGTTGTCGGCGGCCAGATCCCCGAATTTGACCTGCCAGTCAGGGAGATTCGAAAAATCCCATGCGTCGGCCGCTTCCGTCGGGCCGACGAAATCCCAGCCATCGCCATAGGTCGGTGTACAGGTGATCATTGCGGCCCGTCCGATATTTCATCGCCGCGCTGCACGCCACCGTGATGGTGACCGAGGCCCGACACTTCCCCAAACATCACATTTGTTTTGCCGGTGACGGTGCCGCTCGCTGTCACATCGCCGGTGACGGTCTGGTTGCCTACCTGCTGCAGATTGCCGTTCAGCGTCATGTCACCGGTAATACGCACATCGCCCTCGATGTCCGCGCCGTCTGGCACCACGATGCGCAGTGCGTCAGCGAGCAGCTCAATCGTCCCATCGTTTTTGAAGTGGAAACGGTGCGGCCGCGCAGCGTTGATGTAGGTGTACAGAGCGACCTCGCCGTCGGCCACGTCGAACCGGAAGCGCCGGTCTCCAATTACCACCACGACGTTATGCGACTCGTCCCCGTCGATGCACTGCGCGATGGTTTCTGCGCCAGTCTTTGGCATCGCGGCGAGGCCGTAGGGTTCAATCCACTCTGCCGTTTTCTGCTGGTCGGAGAGCCCGACCAGCGTGAGTACCTTGTTCGCACCCTGCGCAATGCCCATAACAAAAGCGCGCCGGAACGTAGTTCTGGAGCGCTGGGTTGCATCTGTCATTTCGTTATCCTGCGTCTACCTGTGCCAGAGCACCGACTTTTTGCCCTTGGCGCTGCCCGCCGAGGAGGTCGGCACAGGTTCAGGGCTAAAGGCGCCCTGCGGCGCCAGCTCCATTTCCGTCAACGTGCCTTCCGCGCCCTTGTTGAATTCGACGCTGACGATCAGCAGTTCGTGATCGAGGTTCAGCCGCTCGTCTGTGACGTGTATCAACCGGTTGACCTGCCAGAGTGTGCCGTCGGGTGCATGAAACCCTCGGACCTTCACCTTCAGGTTGATCGATTCACCATAGTCGCGAGCCATCTGCCATTTGGCGCGCTCGAGTGTCGCCGCATGATCGGTCGGCCCTTCCGGCCGCACTATGCACGGACGGTAGCGCGTCGTCCGCTTGCCAGTTGGGCTGGTGTAGGTCGCGATCTGCGGATCGGTGACGCTGGCCGAAGGCGCAAGGTGTGCCTGCGCCCTCTTCACATAGGCCGCGTGCTCGGCATTGGTCCAGACTACCGCAGCCGCCCCAGCATTCCCGAAATGAGGGTCGCTCTGCTGCCCTTTGCAGATGTACCCGGAGAAGCGTTTTGACCAGTCGAATTTTGCCTGAGCGTGCCTGACTGGGGGTAGTTGGAACGAATAGCGGTCTTCGCCAGCCCGGGCAATCTGGATATCTCCATCCGGGCGGCTGAAGACCAGAAGGCCCGACAGCTTGCACAGCCGTTGGATTGTTTCATATGCTTTCTCTCCCTGATTGATTTCGAAGTTACCAATGCGCGATTTGCCCGGGCCGAGTTTCTTCCCGACCTTGTGCAGGCTCGCGCCGCCCGACTTGCCAAAGCGTGCGTTTGCCACGCGCGTCGGCGCGTCGTCCGGCTCATCAACATGCACCGCGATACCGTACGGTTTCACGATCGCCGAAATGATCGAGAGCGCATTCGCGCCGCGAAAATTCCCGCCTGGCACAACCGTCGAGGAATCGACCAGATCGCAGGCACGCGAACGGCCACTGATATTCACCGAGTGGTCCTGATCATCAATTTCGAATTCCGGCGCGTCGACAAATCCTGTGCATACCAGGATGCCGTCGATCAGCAGGCGCGCTGCGGCACCGGGCTGGATGCGCCACGCCTCACTGCGGCCTGACCATTTCTCTGTCACCTGCAGGCCGAATGCGATCGCTCCCTGCTTGATCGACTGGGTAACCTTCACGGACTTCCAGCCCTTGAACGTGAGACCATCGACTTCCAGTGTGACGAGATCCGGATATTCAGTCGCTTGCGTTGCGGGCATATTGAATCTGTGGTGGAAGGAAAGAGCCATTCATTGCGCCATTGCGATCGATCAGCTCAATCGCCCGCGTCGGATCGTCGTAAAGGTCGTAGGCCACCGACAGCGACGTGCGACGCACAGAGCCGCTCAGGATGTCTACTGGCTGCAGTGAATCCGCCACGTTCGCGAACTGCTCGCCGACGTGACGCAGCATGTCCGTGAGGGTTTGATGGATCTCCATCTGCTGGTCGCGCGCCGCCTGCGCCTGCGCATCCACGATGCGCTGTGCGAAGTCATAGCGCGCAGCCATGGCGGTATCGCGATCGGGATAATCTGCATCGAGCACAATCTGGCCGAGTTCGCCCAGCGCCGTGCGCGAGACAAGCGATTCGATCGCCTGTGCGGCGCCGTTCAGAATCACGGTCTGACCTGCGTCGCCGTCGACGCGCGGCAACGTGATATCAGCAGTGTCCCGCAGCGACTGCATCAGAAGCGCGGCCGGTTGAAACGCAGTTTGAGGCGACGTCTGCACGTCAATCGGCGGCGCACCATTGAGCGTCGTCTCGGGCTGGTCGATGCGCTGATTGAAAACCGACGTCAGCCCCCGCACCAGATCGACCAGCGACAGGGCTGTATCGACCGTACCGAAGCTACCGGGCACGAATGCCGACGCCACTGCGATCAGCCCCTGCAGATCGAAATTCGATGCGATGAATGACAGCGCGCTTGCCTGCCCGACCCAGGCTACAGCCGTGGATAGATAGCCGTCAACCGCCACACGAATATCGTGCGCCATGTCGCCCGACGCGATGGTGTCGAGGTACGCAGCAATTGACAGATCGCCAAGTGACTGCGCGTCATCTGCGATCAACCCGCGGTTATTGGTTACCTGAAGCGGCGATGCTTCGCCGCCCTCGCGCACCAGTTCGAGCGACAGATCGAAACGGCCGAGCTGCTCCTTCGACGCGTGCAGATCCCATGTGGCAACGCTTACGTCGATGTAACGGCGCTCGTACGGGTGATAGAACGATCCGGGCCCCGGCTGACGCAGCGCGGCGAGTAGCGCTTCCCGCTTGCGCGCGAGATCGGGCTCCGTGATGTAGCCCTCGAACCTGATCGGTTCCTTCGCGCGCCCGAGGTCCTCGTTGTACCAGTCTTCGCGATTCGGATATTCGTGCGTGACAATCCGGCGGCCACCAGAGTCGCCGTTGCTGTCCGTTTCGAACTCGATGCCGCGAAACGATGCCTTGATCAGATATGGCTGGATGATGTCCGTCATGGTGTCACCGTCGACACCCCAACGTCGCCCACATATCTGGCGCCGCTCGTGTCGACACCGGTCTGGCTCACTGTCAAACCTGCGTCAGCCTTGACGCGCATATCAATGCCGAGCTTGCCCTGCATTTCGACCGGTACGGTGCCATCAAGCTTCACACGCGCCGGCTGATCGGACATGGTTTTCGCTGGCTGCCGATTGGCGGCTGCGGTTGCCTGTGCCCCCTTCTGAATCTCCTCTGCAGTTATCGGATGCCCCTGCGCGTCGTATAAATCCTTGGCTGCCGTTGCGACCCGATGCAGTGATGGCGAGAAATTTTTTTGCGCACGCGCGGCGAGGATCTGCGCATTCTCCTTGACGTCAAAGAGCTTCGCCACGGCGCCCAGTGCGCCTCCTCCGCTGAATGCCTTTGATACGCTCCTGATCTTGTCCCCTAAGGACTCCAGCAGCGTCTCGGTCAGTCGAAGGGGCGCGAGCAACAGTTCAATGCCTATCTTCACAGAATCCAGCGTTTCCCGAAAAAATTCGGCTATGCCCGCCGCGAACTGAAATTTCAAACCAATATCGCCGGCACCACTTGATGCACCATCGAATGACGGCAGCAGGCCGGAGAAAGCGTCCCCCAGCTCCCTCAAGCTGCCCCAAATATCGTTCACCGCATCGCTGAACGCCGCCCACACAGCGCTGCCGAACGCGCTCACGACCGGCTGAACCGTGTCCCAGACCCTCGACAAGGCATCCGTAACGCGTTCGAACACAGGTTGAATCCTGTCCCAGTTTGCGTAGATGAGGGCAGCGCCGGCAGCGATCGCAAGTAACCACGGACTGGCTGTCATCAGCAATCGCATCCCTCCAGCAGCCCAGCGTGACCCTGTTCCGAGCATCCCCATCATCTTTGCTGATACAGCAGACGCAAAGCCAACGTCCTTGATCTTCGCGATCAACTCGCCCCCCGCCAGGAACGTAAGCGCCATGTGTGCAAGACGCGCGGACGTTGCAAGCGCGACCAGGCCGCCCGCTGAGACAAGCGCAGCGCTCGCCATCTTGAACAGCGTCGGGTGCGCCTGCTCGAATGCACCGATCTTGTCGGCCAGGCCGGCCGCCTTGTTCGCCGCCCACTCCATCTTGTCGCCGAAGAACCGGGCTTCAAGGCCATCCTTCGCGAAGTCCAGCTTCTTCATCGCGCGACTGTACTTTTCGAGCTTTTCGATCTGCTCATCAGAGAGAATGCCCCCCGTGGCATTGGCCTGCGCGAACGCTTTTTGCAAGCCACTCTTGCCCTGCGCCATCACCGCGGCCAGTTCACGAGCCTTCATGCCGAAAAGTTGCTGCGCCGCGTTGTTCGTCTCGGCCTCAAGCGTTCCCGCCATCGCCGCATTTCCCGACGCGCGCAGCGTGTTGACTCGGTCCATGTGCTCCTTGAAACGTGACGCGACGTCCATCGCGAGATCCGACAAACCTCGCGCGTTCCCCTTCGCGTCCGTAACAGCCACGTTCATCTGACTCAGCAGCATGGCCTGCGCTTTCGCGTGACCATGCGCCACCTCAAATGCCGTTTCACCCATCTTCGCGAGTCCGCGGGTCATTACGTCCGCCTCGACCCCGGCCTGCACCGCAACGTAGCTCCACCGCTGCATCTGCTCGACAGGCATGCCGATGCCGGCGGCGGAGACCTTCAGGCGCTCCGCCTTCTCTGCCAGGTGGCTCATTACCTCGACAGCGCCACCGGCCGCGAGTGCGCCGCCGATTGCCCCAACTACGCCGGACTGCCCCCACAGCCCTTTCGTGTTGTTGGCGATCAGCTCCATCTTTTTGCCGATTGAGCCCGCCATGTCGTTCATCATGAACTTCGTACGTTCCTGGACCACGCGCGCCATGTTCCCGGCCTTGTTGGCGATCGACTCCATCACCTTGGTGACGCCTTCCTGCGCGGTGATCTCGACCTTTGACTTGAACTCGTTGGCCATCTCTCGCCTACCCCTCTACGGTCGGTGCCGGTCCTGATACCTGACTGCTCGGGCGTGGATTCGTAGCATGTCAGGCAGATCCAGGCCCATCACGAACTGCGGATCGAGCCTGACGTTAAACAGCAGGTCGTCCAGCAATTCGTCCAGGTTCGACGGCATCAGTCGAAAAAACCGAACATCTCGTCAGTGACCTTCTTCATGTCTGCAATGGGCATGGCGAGCAGCAACGGTCGATGGATGCCCGTCACCTCGGCGACGTAAGACAGTAGCCGGTCACGGTTCTGCTCGAAACCCTGCGTTTTGCCGTCCACCATGATGATGTGGAATGGATCGCCAATCCGCACGAACGCCGCGCCGCTCGGCACCTTCAGCGTCAGCGACGTGTATTCCTTGCCTTCCTGATCGAGAAGCGGCCGGGAAAGCGGCACGACCTTCGTGTCCGGCGATTCAGCCAACACGCCAGACTGTTCCCTCTTTTCCGTCATGATCCATTTACCTTTCGAGCGCTGGCGCTCGCGATTTTGAAATCGCTGATTTCACCCTTCTCGGTGTTCAGCTTCGGAGTCCCGACCACGCTCGCGCTGGGGAAGATGAATGTGTCACCGTTCACAAGCTCAATCGTGCAGGTCACGCCGCACAGCGAATACAGCCCCTGCAGATCAAGTCCTCGTGAATACGAGAGCGAACCGGTCGCCGAAGCCGGTACCGGCTTCTCGGTGATATACATGGTGCCGTCCTGATTGGATTCGGCGTCACGCTCGAAATTGAGCGGCTGGATATCGAACGCACCACGCGCCGAAACCTGCTGCCCGTTGACCGTCAGATAGAACGTGCCTCCGATCGAACAGCTCGACATGGGGCTCTCCTATAAAAAAACCCGCCGGGGAATCGGGCGGGTCAGGTGGTTGCGGGATACTGGTTGTAGAACTGCACGAGGATCTTGCCGATCCGCCACTGATTCACAAAGTCGGGCGGCAGGATCATATCGACGCAGTTCGGGTCGGAGCTGCGCGCCACCATAACGAGCTCGGCGAATCTGTCAACGTTCTCGATGACGTTCAAGTCCGCGAGTTCATGGGCAACTCCAACGACGTATGCCCGGATACGGCTCGGAGTCACCGCGTACTGACCCGGGAATAAGGGGTTGCCGTCATCCTTGAGCGACACACGCGGAAACGTGTTCGTGATGCGGTTGTTCATGTACTCGATGAAGTACATGAGCTGCGCCATCGTGTTGACGTCGAGATACGACGTATCGGCGGCGCCGAACCCGTTGACCTGGTAGGTCGTCAGCAGCCGGTCGAGCCGCACGACGCCAGCCTGATCGGCAGTCGTTGCACCGATGCCCTTGTAGTAGAGCGTCTGGCGCACGTTGCGGTTGAAGCGGTCCGGAATTTCGGGCGCATAGATGCCGGGCAGTTCAAGCGTCTGTTCCGGCCGCGACAGTTCGGGGGCATCCGACAGGTGCACCAGGGCATACGCGGCCAGCGCTGCTGCAACTTCCCACGGTGAGCTCGGCGTGCCGTACAGTCCGAGCACGGAAAGGTGTTGATCGTTGTTCGTACCACCAAACTGCACCAGCTGCGCTGGCGAGTCCTTTGTGCGCGCGGAAAACGCCTGTCCGTACACCATACGCATCGCAGCCCAACGGCCGTTCTGGTCGTCGAAGAACGCGCGCGATACAGCGCGGCTCGTCGCGTCCGTGTATGGCAATGCAACCCACTTATAGGGCTCGTCGCCGAGCACCGCGAGCCCTTCGGTCATGTCGGGATTTATGGCCCCGATAGTCGTCTGTTCGACCGCTGCGGTCACGCCTGCCACCGGAGCACCAACGCCGTTGTAGGTGAGGCGGATATCGATTTCGCCGCCGGTCTCGCCGCCATGATTCGCCGTCAGCGTCAGGACCCCGTCAGTGGATTCGGCCGACGCCTTCGCCGAAGGATCCGCTTCGATCGCCGCGGCGAGACCTGAAGCGATGTCGCTTGCTGTGTCGCCGGGCAGGACTGCAACCGCGTAGCGTTTGCCGCCGACGAATACACCAGCATTGCCGGGGCTGGTCAGTGCCTCCTCGTCGACCGCAAACGTCACGGTCCATGCGCTCTTGGTTGAGGCCGGATCGTCGGCGAGCGGCAACGCCCACATCTCAGCAAAGCCGCTCTTTTGGCGAACGATCGACACCATGTCGGCGAGCATGGAACCCTGACCGAACAATGCTGCCTCGTCGCCGAAGATCTGCACAGGCTGGTTCAGCTTGGCCGAGCCGTCAAGCATCTGCCCGATCAGCAGCACCCGCTCGCTCGACTGAAAATAGCTCGCCTGGCTATTGTCGACGCCGAAGTAAAGAAAAGGCACCCGGACGCCAGCCGGCACGCCCGGGATCGTAATATCAGCCATAAGGTTCTCCGATTTTGGATATCAGGCGGATCAGGAATCGGCCTTCGCGTCCGCCGCCGGCGCGCGCGTCGGCGCCTTTTTTGTGGCGACAGGCTCCGGCCGCGCGGCCTCGGCCGGAACTGGCCGCAGAACCTCCACCACATCGCCGAAGCGCAGCAGGCTCTGGTAGTAGGAATTGACCGGAACGTTCGCGCCATCGGCCGGAAGTTCGCGATAGCCGCGCTCGGGCATCAGCACGACGCCGCGCGTCGGCTTCAGGTATTTCGTCAGCATGGATTGCTCCGGTTCTAACGGTGTTTAGGCTTGAACTGGACGAGGTTTTCGCCGACCTGAACGCCCGCGTTGATGCACTCGAGGTCGGGAGGTGCGAGGCATTCGCCAGTAATGATTTCGGGTGGCAGGCAGTTGTCGACGTAGTGCACCGTC